ACAGTTAAGCCAAGGTTGAGTGGGATGGATGTCATAGTTAACCAGCTCTACGCATACGGCGGCGAGCACTGGGCGACATGCCGCCTTTACTGATGCGAAGACCGGAGCCACCGCCAGCACCGCCACCCATCTGCTGACCAACGGTAGCAGCACCATAGCTAGCACGACGTTTAGCACGACGTTCTTGCTGCTTTTTATACATAGATGAAATGTCATCTAGTTGTTTTTGCATGTTAGTCATGCGTTCCGTAGACGACTTGTAAAAATCGTTACGTTCTTTGTCTAACATTTGCTCTCGTAGTGCGCCCATAGTTATGCATACTGTGGAAGGTTAGGGTTGGCATGTTCAAAGAAAGCTGGCATACGTGCTCGCTTAGTTTCTGCAAGCTCAGGCGCTTTGCCTTCGTACATCAGGCGATCACTGGAATCCAGCCAAAATTTTTTGTTCAGATATTTATTAGGGTTGTTAGCCTTGAGAGGCTGCATCACCCAGTTGATAGTAGCTTTACGAAGCTTATCCAAAGACGGAGAAACCTCAAGGTTAAGCTCACGTGCAACCAAAGAGTTGACAGCCACGTGAACTTGTTCATCACGGCTGATGTCAGCGGAGACTGTCCTCAGTCCCGCATCGCCGTTAAAACGGAAAAAGGGCAGGAGCACAAAGAAAATCGCACGTTCGGCAACCAACGCTTTGAGGATCGTGTGATCCGGATGAGCAACCCAAGCGTCCCGTAGTTTAATCGCTTCCTCTTCAGCACTCTGATCAACACCAATGGCGTTGGTAATGTAACCCAGTGCAAGGTCGTGTTTAATTTCGTCTTGGACGTTGGACAGTAAGACTTCCCGTGCCAGCGTTGGTACATCGTTGTCTAGAGCATCAGTGATAAAGTCACCCACTGGAAGTTCCATATGGCGAATCGCCAAGGCACGGTAGATAGCCTCTTCCGCGCCTTCAACAACTTTACCAGCAGTGGTTTGGACAGGAGTCCAGGTACGTTTACGTGAGAGTAGTTTTTGATAAGGGTTCATTCGCCGCAATTACAATCAGGAGCAGGGTCGTTTAGAAGTGACTCCAGGTAATCGTCCACTTCCGACTCGTCCAATGCGGCGTACGCGCTGGTCTTGTCCTGTGTGTCACCCATTACCTGAAGCGAATAATAAAGGGAGGTCTGGTCAGATGCCAGCCACTCTTCGATAAACGCTTCGTCATAGGTGATCACATCGGACCAACTATTGAAGCTGTAACCATGAAGAAGTCCCGTGCCATCCAGCATTTTCATAATGCCGTTGGCAACACTCATATATGCATCCCAGCCAACTTCCGATGCGATCTCAACTTGACCGTAATCGTAGCTCTGGACGCCAAAGGTGCCGCTATCACGGTCCACTTGACGGGCAATGGGAGGTGCAATTTCCGGAGTAGCGGTGTAGCCGTCCGGGTCTTTGTAGCGGTAGCTGCACGAGGCAGTAGGAGCAATAGCGAATGCACGGTCCATGTTATTGAAACGTGCGATGCTAGCAGCTTGTGCAATACCACTCTTCATTTCAACGGCAAGGGTGATGCCAGGGGTGAATTTTTTGATCTGTTCGCCGCTGTTGACAACGGCAAGAGCTTCACCAAACTCTTTGTAAGTTACGCCGTACCTTCGTAGGAGGTTGGCAAGTCCGAGCATCCCCAGTCCGACTTGTCGGTCTGTCTCGGATGGCAGGTACTCTCCAGACTCTCCAACGCCTGTCCGGCTATGGAGACTGCACAACTCGGACATACCTTCAACGAAAGCCGGTGCGATGTCTTCGATGTCACAGGCAGCGAGATTGACATGCTGCAACAGGCAAGTTCCTCGTGACGGCAAGTAAACCTCAAGGCAGACGTTACCACGGATTCGGTTTCCATAAGCATCAACTTTAGTTTTGTTAAGCCAGATGTCACCCTGGCGGATACCCTGAAGCAGGGCAGCTTTTACATTAGCAGTAGCTTCTTCCCACCAATAGTCATTGATGTTGACGCACCGTTTGACCCAGGGGAGCTCAGCTCGGTTAGCTTGGATAAACTCCAGAATGTCAGGGTGATTAAGGTCAAGGTGGCACACAACAGCGCCATTCTTGTAAACACCACCTCTACGGAGTGTTTCATTTAGGGTTGAGTAGATTCGTGCGAATGATACAGGTCCAGAAGCAACAAGACCTTTTCCATTTTCTGCTCCTTGGGGTCGGAGCTTTGATAGATGGACTGCAACTCCCGCTCCAAATCGCAGGGCGTGAGAGACAAATCTCCAGCTGGCTTCGATTCCATTGGGTCCTTCCATAGAATCCTCCACCACAAAGACAGTGCAGGAAACGGGGAGGCGGGAGGTGGGGTCGTCAATCCATGACTGTACGCGCCCAGTACGAGCGACGAGTTCTTTGGTAGTGGCGGACATTATTAAACGAGATCAGTGAGGGTAGGGGGTTGATAGTTTGGTCCTTTGAGAACCTTGCCGTCTTCACGGCGGATGGGTTTGCCGTCTTCACCAAGCTTACTCATGTTGCTTTGGTGTACACGGTCCATTGCTTCATCCAGATTCCAATCCAGATTAGCAGCGTATTGGTAGCAGACATAAACAAGGTCTGCAAGCTCTTTTAAACAGTCTTCAGCGTTACGTGTGTAGCCGTACAACAGCTGTTGTTCAGCCTCTAGGAACTCTTTGAACTCCTCAACGATCAAACGCTTCTGCATCGCCCGTGAAGCTGTCCCAGTATCGTTCCTCACTTGATAGCCAAGGCGAAACTCCTGGGCTTGACTCATTAAGGATTTCATTTTCTAGTTCGTTTTGTAGGTAGTGGATAGCTTTGCGGAGATCTGCAATACGTGAGTCTTTATGACCTGCACGGCAGATGTATTTGATTGCATTACCAAGATGGAAACTCAGTCCTTGGTCTCGGATGAAATCCCAAACTTGGATAGAACCTCGTCGATAGTAGCTTGGTCCAGTTGAGTTGGTTTTGGCCATTGTTTCAGGAGGTTAGCGAGTGAATTGGCGAGGACAAAATTCTGCTTCTGGAGAGCCATGAAAACAGTAATGATGTCCTCTTTACGTGTGTCGTCTTTGTTGAGAGCATCTTCAATTTGGCGGAGTTTGAACTCTTGCTCTAGTGTAACATCAGTGATCGGTGGTGGGGGTCCAAAGTTTGACGGACTGGGAATCGAAGTCATAATCGGTATGCTGTAGAATCTTGGCGAGCCTTGCATTTTGTAAGGCGACTGACTCGTCAAGATCTTTCGATTTGAACGCTTCGACAACGGAGTTCCACGTGTACCCGTTCTCTTCAAAGAAGGATACGGCTCGTTTGATCCCGAATCCAGGAACACCGCTATATCCATCAGTTTGGTCACCAGCCAGCGTCTGAATGTAGTGCCAATGCTCACCTTCTTCTTTGGTGATTGTGACAACGCCATCAGATAAATCATACAAGTCTCCAGGTATCTGTCTCATGTCTTTGTCAGGTGAGCAGATGATGTGTCCCTGCTCTTTAGTAGCGTAGATGCCAAGAGCATCATCAGCTTCTAGCTCAGGCATCACAACAACGTTGTATTCTTCCTTGAGCTTGTTGATGACCCGGCGGTAACCGCACGGTTTCTTTCGGTTTCGATGTCCTTTATACGCCGGATCAATTCGTTTACGGAAATTGATACTATCAGTAAAAAACAAAATAGAATCATCGAAGCATCCAAGATCATTTGCGATCTTGAATAGTTCTCGTTCGACCATGTTGTAGGCTTCGGAGAAGCGGGATGAGACGACGATAACATCGTCTCCCCAGTCGATTTCAGATTCGGTTGCGGCGCAACACTTGTAAACAATGTAGTCGGCGTCAATTAGCAGACTCACTTACCTTGCCCCCGCATGAGCTTTCGCCCGTGCGATGGCTTACTGCGTTTGCCGTTGCCTTGTCGGGTGTGTTTGTATTTGGCACGGGATTGGAAATCAGTCCGACCCAGTGCGGTTTTAGATTTGGTGGCCATTAGTGTACTTCACTCCAGTTGTTGCCGACTTGTGCTTCTGCGGCAATGGGGATTCTAAGATTGTAGTACTCTCCAGCTTCCTCAGCTGAGCGTACCAGGGATGTTCGTAGTGCATCCACGTGTGATGGGTCGCACTCGAATTGGATTTCGTCATGTACAAATGCTAGCTGCGAACAGCATAGCTCTTTAGTTTTGTCGTGGTTGATCAGGAGCCAGCGTTTAGCTAGTACTCCGGCAGATCCTTGCAATAGGTAGTTGAGAGCCTTGTGGGTTCCATCAACAGAACAGCGGCGACCGTCACACAAGTTAATGTAACCAGATTCCGCCTTGGACTTAACCGCAGTAACCAGTTTCTCAAGTCCTGGTACCGCATCCATGTAAGCCTGGCGGATCTCCTTGCCCTTCTTCTTTGCTGAGCTTTCAGAAAGTTGAGCATCATAACTCCTGCCTAGTTTGGCATCACCTGCCCCATAGAGGAAGGCATAGGTGACTGTTTTAACTTGCCGACGGGAGATACCAATTTTGTCGGCATTTTCTTGGTGAATGTCTCCGTGAAGGAGGATACTTGCGTAACGACCCTCATCATAACGTGCAAGGTAGTGAGCGAGCATCCTAAGCTCAATACCGCTAAGGTCAGCGCCAACCATGACTTGACCTGGCGTGGCTGTGAATAGTTTTCTGAATTCTGCATCGCTCGGAACTTGTGCGAGATTTGGTTTACGATGGGCGCAACGAAATGTATTGGTTGCAACTGAACAATGGTGATGAATCCTGTCGTTCTTGACTAACTTCAACCAGGCATTGACGCCTTCCGACAACATGCCAAGTGATTTGGTTAGCTCCAAACAACGAAAGAACTGCAAGGCGATCGGCGTACCGATGTCCTTGAGTACTACCTCATCAATAACAGGCTTACCCTTGTCTGTAAACTGTGTAGGTTTCCAGCCATAGTGCTCTTGCATTACCCATGCGATGTGGTCTCTGCTTGTTGGATTGAACTCTTTGAGACGAGTAAAGGTGCATCCCTCATGGTAACCAGAAGTTTTGTTATTTCGCTTAGGAGTAAATTCCGCTCCTGCAATGAGAGGGTGCCGTTCTCGTAGTGAGTTTGTAGTAGATTCCAGTTCGCTTCGCAGAGTTGATTCAAGCTCATACGCCTGTCGCTCATCGAAATGCCATCCATGGATCTCTTGTTCAGTGAGGATTTGTGCGACTCGATGCTCTAACGAGCACCAGTCAGGTAGGGGTGGAAATGTTTGCATAGTTTTTTAGTTACTACAACGTCCTGAACGCAATAGTCTTGCATCTCTTGTGACCAGTCAGACCAGTCAGCAGTCTTGCCGAAGTCACCCTTGGCTTCACCCAGGCGATAGCCGTAGGCTTCCAAGCTGTGACGCCCGTATAGTTGTAGGGGCATACCCTTCCACTCACGTCGGCGGTCGATTGCAAGCAGGTCTGCATGATACAGACGAGACAGTAACAACGTATCTATGACAGCACCCTTTGGTTCAAACCAAGGGTACAGTTTTTTGATTGCAGGTATGTCGTACCCAATGATGTTGTGACCTGCTATGCAGTCGGCTTCCTCAAGAAAGGAGATACCACGTACAACAGGTTCTGCATTGCCCGTATCGTTGTACACAGTGGTTTGGTCAGCGTCGATATTGTAGATGACCAGACAATGAATACAGGAGAGATCATGTAGCAACCCGTTTGTTTCTAAGTCAAAAATCAGGTTAGTCATTCCAGTGTCTAATTACACCAGCAACAATAAATAAGTTTGTCACAAAGATCAAGCCATTAAACAGTAGGTTGTACGTCAGCAACTTTATTCGCTGCCGATCCTTTCCACTGATATGTCTTGTCGATGAATTGTGCCTTCGCAACTGCTTCAGGGGTGGGAGGTTTGGGGCGTTGCAACGATTCGGTATACATGTCTTGGAGATACTCAGAAATCGGTTGCTGGATCAAACTCTGGTTCGGATTGAGTTTCATTGAATTTACAGGTGGATAAATCGTAGCTCAGATTACATGCGACGCCAACTTCGCCCGAATAGCGATTTTTAAGGATTCGCACTGTTGTATTACTGTTTCCAGTTGTGGTCTGTTGATCGCGTTCGAGTGCAATAACTCCGTCAGAGAGTTGTGCAATTGCCGCACTTCCGCGCAGCTGTCCAAGTGTAACACGTGCACCCTCCTCATGTGGTGTATCAGTTGATGTACGTCTGAGGTGGGAGACGAGGAACATGGCAACGCCGGTACGTTCTACAAGAGAGCGCAGCTTTGTCATGGTTGTGTCGATCATACGCCGCTCATCACCGTCCAAACCGGACAGCAAGATAGACAAGTGATCTAGAAAAATGACTCGTGCATCAAGTCCCGTAGCAAGATACTCGATCCTGTTGTAGATAAGGTCAGGGTCAAAAGAACCAAAACCATCAAACAGAAAAAGATTCCAATCGGCAAGTGTTCGTTCATATGCATCAGTCAGTGTGGCACGGTCATGCTCACCGATGTGCAAAGACTTGCCGACAGCAGCGGACATCAGTCCAAGTGCAGTACGTCGATTGGACTCTTCAAGAGCCAGGTAACCGACCCGTTCTCCTTTGTTAAGAAGGTCAGTTGCAAGTTCACGACAGAATGAGGATTTTCCGATACCAGACCCTGCAGTAATCGTGACAAGTTCGCCATATCGGATCCCGTGCAATTTGTTTTGAATTCCTCTAAACGGATAGTCATGATCTGCAGGGGGTGTAGGTGTAGTTACAAGTTCTAGAAGAGACTTGCCATCAACAATACCATCAGGTCGAAACTCACGTGCATCCCAAATAGCACGACGTATCGCCTCAGGATCATTCGCGCTAAGAGCATCAGACGCATCTTTGTAGTCATCGCTTAGCGTCGCAATCTTAACCTTGCCGGGTGGCAGGACGCTAGCTGCTTCCTCCGCCGCTTTACGGCCAGGCGCGTCATTGTCGAAGAACAGGACAATCTCCTCATAACCCTGCAGCCAGGGGATAACCCGTTGAACCGACTTCTTTGCCGAAGCGGCACCGCTAGGTAGTGATACCATCGGCCAAGATGGCATAGCCTCACTACACGAAGCTGCATCGAGTTCTCCCTCTGTAATGACGACTCGTTTTCCAGAGGAAGGAAAGAGGTGTTGTCCAAAGAGGGTGCCGGGAACTTGTCCTTCATAGGTGAATACCTTGTCCTTGGTCTTTACTTTACAACCTTCAAGTACTCCAGACTCGCTGAAATAATAGAAGCGTAGAACGTCGCCGTCCTTGTGTATTCTGTACTTTTGACAGACTTTCTGTGAGATACGTCGTTTCTGCAGCCGTTCGGCTGAGCCACGTAGTTGGACATTGGTGGTCATTTTTTGATGATTGTGAACAACCTCCCCTTCTCCAGGGGTGTAGGTGTTACATGAAAAACAGAAGCTGTGTCCATCGGAGTACAGCGAGTTAGCATCCGATGAACCACAGGTGGTGCAAGGCTCGTGCCTTACGAATTCGCTCTCGCTCATTTGAGCCAGTCAATAGGAATACTTTGATATGACGCCCATGGGAAACCATTACGTTCTGCCCATTTTGCGTATGTTGTTTTAGATCCTTTGTAGATCTTGTTAAATGGTGCTTGAAAGACGAAGCGAATATCTAACTCTGGATTGCTCTTCTTTACGGCTTTCATCTTGCGGCGATCCTCGCTCGTCAGGCGACCTTTCACTTCGAGAAAGATTCCATTCGGCAAAAGAAAGTCGGGGATGTAGTTGCATTCAAGAACGTATGCGAGTTTGCGTGATTCGTATTCGTAATTAACCTTCAAGCTGGAGAGAAGGTCAGCGACCTTACCCTCCAAGCCTGATCTATACATCAGTCGTCTAGGTGTTTTTCAATGATCTCTTCGACGATCTCCGATACCGCACGACGCATCTCATACTTGAAGTCGTTGCGATCCGCCTTGTAGCGGGTGACACTGATCTCAGGCAGCTTGACACAGAGGGTGCCTTCGTACAATCCGAGGTCTTCGTTCTTAGTGCAATCAAAAGTAATCATCAGAAGTCGTCGTCAACAGTGGGCTCAGAAGCAGTCACGCTGGGGTCACCAGCCTTGAAGCCGGAGGTTTTGCCGAACAACTCAGCAACACCAGCTTCGTCCATGTCACCAGTGTCAACACCAGCAGACGTGTTCAATGCGATCACCTGCACACCCACCAGCTTGAGGCTAGTGCCGTAGGTCACCCCATCCTTGAGGATGTAAGGCTTCTGCCGGAAAGCCAGCTTGACCTTCGATCCACCGTACAGAGGCGTGTCTTCGTTGGTGATCAGGGTGCCTTCGCTATCAACAACAGGAGGACGGGTCTCGTCGTTCCAGCTGAACTTAACTTGGTACTTACCCTCAGTAACTTCTTCCCAAGGCTCAGGCTTAAGAGTAGAACGCTTCGGGTTCTTCAGCTTGCCTTCTGCCCATTTGAGGACTTCGGTGCGCTCATCTTCGAGCTTGTCAACAGTTGCCTGATCAACGAGTGCAGACAGTTTGTAGCCGTACTTACCCGGCTTCAGTACAGCTTGATAACCTTCAAGGACAACAGGCTGTTCAGTCTTGTGGATGGTTTGTGCCATTAACAGAAAAAGTAGGTGGATTCGATAACCGACTCAGGCTCAAGGTCGCCAACAATCGGTGGTGCAGTCTCCGCATCTATTTGTGATGCGAAGGTGTTGAGGTAATCATGCTCTGCGAACAGGTGCATGTATGTCTCACGCACAAGCGTAGACAATGTGGACATGTCCGTGGCTCTGCACAATACAGAGTCATGGATCAGTGCGATGGGGGCGTCAAACCTCAACGCAGATAGGTGGAGCAAGCTGGCATCGAGTGAATGTATCAGATTAGGAGCCGTTGCGTTCTTGTGGTGGGCAAGGTCAACCTCATCTGTCTCATCACCATACAGCTTGATCCTGCATCTACCGAGCAGCTGTAGGTCAACCATCAGCTCCTCTCGTTTCATCAGCTTTTGCTTGACAACAAAGCCAGATGGTGTAGTCCAAGTTAAATAACTAAGACCACTCTTGATAGCTCTCGCTACCTCTTTCTCAATCCATGACATGACAGCCATAGGACCAGGGACGACCACATTCATAGCATCCCTGACTGCTTTAACAGTAGCAGTGAGATCATCTTTGTCGATGTCTACATCTTTCTCCTTCAACGCTTCACGGATGTAACCGCGATTGCTGTAAGGCTTAGCATTGTAAGGGACAGTCATCACAACGCGCTTGACCACTTTTCGGTCTAGCAAAGGTTGGATGGATGTAGGACAGTTAGGTTTAGCAGCCTCTGCAACGACCTTGTAAGCATCCTGTGGTTTGTCGGATGGAAGGACGTTAACTAGCCGTGCAGTACTTGCGTCCCTGGCGAGACCTGCGAGTATTTGTAGACCACTACATGTAGCGTCTGTAGCTACCATCAGTGAAGTATGTGAACGATCACACTTAATACAACAATGATAGTACTCTTCACAAGCTGCAAGGAACTGCCAAGGTTCATCGACACCCTCCCATTCAGGTATGTTTGAGAGTGGATCAGTAGCGATGATTGTGATAAGGTCATGATTAGCCCGCGTCCATGCTAGTCGCTCAGACATAGGAGCTTTATCAAGACCAAAGGTAGTAGCTACTTGGAAAGCTAACCACCCCTCAGCATACTCATCTACAAAAGCTTCTTCATAGAATTTAAGTAGTGACTTGCCGAAGTCTGTGTCTTGTGGTGTGAGGAAAGCAGGGATAGGGTAAGTTCGACCACGATAATCAAACGACCACGGGATGTAGAACTTCTCTCTATCCTTAAACCTCGCAACTGCTTCCATGGTCATGCGAGTGCGACAAGCTCTTTTGAAAGCTTGTGCATTTTTGTTCATAACCTCAGCTGCTGCTCTTTTGTAGGCTTGCTTTGAATCCTTGTTTTCCGCAATGTCTACTGGTTTAGGAGGTATGGGCAGTTCAATAATAGGAAGGAACTTCCCAACTGACTCACCCTTCTCCATCAACTTCTCCGCTACATCCACGATGAACGGGTTCAGGCGGTAAGCAACTCTCTGAATCTTGTTCAGGAAGTCGAGAGGTGTTTCCCCCTGTTTTAGTTGGCGATCGCCCCTCCTCACAAGCTGGTACTGGGTTTGCAGCGATCCGAGGTAGTAACCTCCGACCTCATCATTTGACCAGTCCATGGGAGGGATGATCATTGGCCAAGCAGTAGCCGTGAACTTGCGAGCCTCCTCAAGGATCTGGTCTTTACGATCCATCAGCTCAGCTGAGGGGATGATGTATCCCACAGTACGTTTCTTGTTGCGTATGGTGATACGATCAAACCAATGGCTACACTCAATGATTGCATCCAGGACGTAACCACCAATGCGTACCTTCATTTGGGTTGGCCATGTCTTCCACTCAACGTCATATTTGTTCATCTTCTGCCGTGCAGTGCGTACCTTTTGGTGCGTCCCTGAAGCAGAGTGGAAGTAACGTTCTTTGATCTTGTGGAATAACCCAGGTGCAGTGCGCTCATAGAAGCGGAACCTGCACTCATCCTCAAGTGCACACCCGATTGCAGCAGTTACACTTGCAACAGTGTTGGAGTCTTTCTTGTACCCAAACACATAGTCAAACGTAATCTTGCAACCAATGGCAGCAATGACAAGGCGATCTAAGTCATCAATGTACTGCTTGACTTCACGATAACTAACACCTGCTTTACCTTCTTCGAGTCTGTTCTTCTTCTCTTCGAGGCGTTGAGCTACAGCAGGTAGCAGTTGTTGAATGAGACCAGTGCCGTAGTCAGTAGCAGATGCATACGTCTTGTCTTCGAGCTTGATGACGTTATCGTCATACCGTGCTAGACCGTATGTAATCTGCTCACGTTCTACGGCTTGCTGTTCTTCAATCTCAGCGGGTGTTGGCATAGGCTAGTTAAGGATGGTGGTGTAATCATCAAGGATAGCATCGCACTGTTGCTCATACATTAGTTGCAACAGTTCTTCACGATGTGGGTGTGCAGCAATCTCAGCAGCGAGCTGCTCAGTGCGGCGGGTGAGGGTGGCTTCACTCATCGTCGTCATCATCAAAAGGTCCCATGATAAGGTGGTGGATTGACTCGTGATTGCACACTGTGAATTCAATGTGCGGAGTCTTCATTAGCTTGCGTACTTTCTCTTTAGCAGCGTGCTCACGTTGATACACGTGCTCTTTGATCTTACCATTAGCATCATGTACGCGGATGATGCAGGCAACAGAACCAGGCAGCTCCCAACCTGCTACCTTCCAGTCCATGATCTCCTCAAAGGAGTGTTGTTGAAACACCTCATCAGGTGCATCCTTGAACTCTTGCCAGTTGTTGGGAAAATACTCACGTTTACCACTCATCAGCTTGCCTCACATCTACAAGTTCATCATCACGTTCATGGGACAATTCTAGAGCCATCCATGCAGCTGACTCAGAATCGGGCGCTAACAGAGAGATAGTGCCTGAACGTAGCGTGACATTATACAGTTTCGGCGGATGATTGTGAAGCATTGCGTGTACGTTTGCGAGAGGGTTTGGGTGTAGGTGTAGCTACATCCTTGCTGATTGTAGCCATGTATGCATCATGAAACTCATCACGCAGTTGTTTGTATAACTGCACGGTCTCATGATTACCGGCTTGTTCATAGTGGTGTAGCCATGATTCGACTGCGTTAAGTAGCAGCCATTCACGAGATCTAGTCATTGAGGACATCAACATAATCAAGGTACATTGCCAACCAACGGTCGTACCCTTGGTCGGTCTTGTTAATTGTAGCAGACCAGGGTGCGTCCATGCACCTAATGCAATCACTCATCCCCATGTGCCACATCGAGAGCGTGTCGCTGTCGCATGAGTCGGCGTTCATAACGGGCGTTAGCATTGTTGGCACGGGAGAAGACAGCAAGGGTAGAGAGTAAACCAACGCAGCCAATCACTGCGAGGATGATGTTAGTTTCAGTCATTGGTTTTACCTTTGTACTTGCGGACATTGTTGAGACGCTCAAGTGCAGTCTCTTCGTCGGTGACTTCCATGCACTCGATGTTGATCTCTTCACCCTCATCCATGCCGATGAGATGAATGATCTCCATCTTGTGCATTAGTGCGTCCATGTTCATGAACACGGATACATCATTGTGATCCGAGTACATGTACTTATGGGTGACAACGTAGACGTTCATGTGTTGTGGTTGTGTGTAAAGAACACGTAGCTATGAGAGCTACAGAGAGGGGACGTATCCCCTCAGTGTAACTATCAGACAACACGGAAGAGGTAGGTGTTCTCTTGGAATTGTACCTCGCTGTAATCAAAGCGGAGGTAACCCTCCCAAACACCAGTGAAGTCGATGTTGTTACGGATGAAGTCAGGGATACTACGCAGGTAGTCGCAGTCGTCGAGCATTTGCTCACACCAGTCTGCGATCTGGCTGTCACCGTAACCCTCAAGCTCAGCTTCGAACTTGTCTTCGAAGTCCATAGCGGAGGTGATACCGTAGTCCTCATCAAGCATGGTGATGAAGCGATCGTAGTCCTGCTCTTCGATGATGAAGTAGGTACGGTCAGAGATAGCGTCGATCAGCTCTTGAGTAGCTGCGTCCTTGCTGTCATACCAGGCAGCGAACGCATCACGAGCGGTGACGAACTCGGGTGAGAGAGTAGGCATGTGTGAATGTGTGTAACGTGAACGAGTGTAGCATGTCAGCTACAGAGAGGGGCGTACCCCTCAGTGTAACCTACATCAGGCACCGATGAAGCCAGCGGCTCCGCGGTTCTCACCGTCTACGGTGTAGAAGTTGAGGTCCAGGCGTTGAGTACGCTCAGGACGGATGCAGTTCTGGTTAACCCAGAACCCAAGGCTCATGTTGCGGTTGAGCAGCAGGTTAGCGATGGCACGGCGAGAGACGTGGGTGTACTCATAAGCGTGACCACTGGTGAACTCGACCAGCACAACACCGAGAGCAGGGCTGACGAGCAGCTGCTGGATGGCGTCGGAGGTACGAGGAGCAACGGTGATGAACATGTGTTGAAAGCAGTTGAACAGAGGCTGCATCCTTGTGGAGCAGCAAGAGCATACAGCCCGACTCGAACGGGCAGGGCGCCGGTGCACCGTGCAGCTGGTGGCATGAGCATACTTGTATAGCGGCTGTGCCTCGCCGCTTGATGTGTCTACCAGCTCTCACCCCAGGAACCCACGGGGTTGGTCGCCACCACTGTAACGAGCTGCTTATGAAGTTGTCGAGGTTCGGTGGGAGTGACTGATGGTTGAAGATCGAGACTCTCCTCCCCCTTAACAGGGAGAGTCGAGATCAAGACCTTCAATCAGTCATCTCGATCATGATAGACCCCCAAAGCCCCGTTGTGTTGGTGGACAGTCGGTCAAACTGTCACAACACACCATCAAATCCACTGCGGTGCAACGGTTATCAGCGGTGCTTATCTGTTGGTTGCTGGTCGATAACCGAGTCGCCACAGATCGGCAGAAAGGCAGGCAGCCACAGCGGTTTAGTGCGGTGTTGAGCCGGTTTCAGCCGGTTGCGTGCGGTGATGCGCGGCGTAGCGCCGGTGTTGCGCGGGTTACAACGGGCGAGCACTGGCGGGGACGGTGCATCCGTGCACGCGACAGGGGCACCCCCCTATGGGGGAGCGTCCGTGCCACCACGTATATAATAGGCTTCAGAAATTTTTGTCAAAAATCTACAAGTATCCGCCAGATAACCCAGACTACGCCAGCTAAAAGCAGACATAGCCCGAGTACAACGGACCACACAACCTCAGTCATCGGCATAAAGCTGTGGTTTAGGGCAGTTTTGATGGTGATAATTTAGATGAGCCAGCTCTATTCCAGTCAAAGATACCAAAAGGATGACAAGAACGGCTTTGAAGGACCACATAGGACTGTATTTGATGGTTAGAGTCGATGGTTTGCAAGTTATACACGTTAGGACCGGTTTCAACCAGTCCAACGATGCACATATTCAGAAATACATTACACATCTGCCCACACCGCCGCGTAAACTTGAGGATAACACATAGCGATCAGCTGTTTACACTGGTCTGCTATCTGTTTGTGTTCTTTTTGGGTACCGTTAGCACAGCGGAGTTGGCAATAATGAATCCAGCTACGAAGAGTACCGTTCATGTACATACGAGTGGGTTGAGAGAGCGGTAAGACATCACGTGCACACTCTTTTGCAATACCAGCGTCAAGTAGCTTGCGGTAAACAAGCTCTGAATGCTTGTACAGCTGCTTGATCTCTTGTTTAAGGAAAAGATCTTCATCTTCTACCTCAATGCTATTCTGACGGTTCTTAGTGTCTTGCAGTCTAAGTTCCGGCATAACGCCGGTACCAAGCTGTGTAGCATCGGCGTAACGCTGGCTAAACTCTTGGAAACTAAACGATCTGTGTCGCAGTATTTGAGCTGCTATGCTTCGAGTAGTTTCAATCTCTACACACATGTTCACCATCTCAAACGGACTCCAATGCTGGTGTTCGATGAGATATTTAATCAGACGAGCACTGGTCTTAGTGTTGTTCTGATTATCGGGATTAGATACTCGTGCCATATAGGCTACAAGCTCATCACCTTTGTTAGTGTGGTGAACCAGCTGTACTTGGTGGTGGTGGATAGACATACAGTAGTAAAACGGAAACAAGCCGTATTTAGTGGTGGGAATTGGTGGAAAAATAAACCTTGTTCGGTTTACTGTAAGAAAAGAAGGGGAAGATTTGTTGTCTTCCCCAACACAGAGAGTCCACCCTTCTCCCTGTTTTAGTTGGCGACCGGTTAAATCCAAGTCTGTGACTGACCTTTAGAAAGTCCTCTAGCTTGCTTTCTTTGATCTAAAGACATACCCAAAACAAGGTGGTTTGTTGCCTGTTGTGGGTCGTCTAAAAAGGCTTCTAGCATGTCGTTCCAGTCGTCACGTTTACGCTGTTTTATTACCTCTTGTGCCGAAATACTCATTGCATCGGTGAAGTATTTAACACCTTGTGCAAGTGCGTCAAGCCGGTCATCATGTCTAACCGCACCTTTCTCCCGACACATTCTACTCATCTGATAGAAGAGCATATAGAGGAGACGTTTTTCTGGAGCGTCGTCTTTATTTGAGTTGTAGTCCCAGTCGATGACAGAACGATCAACAACAAGGCGGTGTTGATTAAGGACAGGCTCAAGGGCATCAATAATACGCTCTTCTTTACGGACATTTGCGCGTACCTCTTCTACGTCAATTCCTTGTTGTGTTTGTTGTAAGTGTTTTTTAAATAGTTCTGCGACAAGACCGTCACCAAAGTTAGTCTCAACAACCAATTTAGTAACGTTAAACTTCTTACATCCTTTTAGAATGTCCAGAAGCGTATTGTCTGAGTATCCGTCTCGATAAGCTCGCACCTCGTGCAGGTACAAATAACCGTTTCGTTGGGAGATATAAGCTGCTGCCGTTTCATCTGTACCACGACCCGACGGGTCAACTGAGCAGATTGTTTCTTGGTAAGGACCCCATTCACCTTGGAGCTGCATTGGAGAGTAGAAATAGTCTCCAGGTAACCCAACAGTGGGGAGTTCTTTGATGACATTTCTAGGATCGCTGCACCAGATGATGTCATCAGGAGCGGACTTAGGATTAACACTGGTGACGACAAGATCAGCCATCTTGAGTGGGAATTTTTCAGCGTCGCTAAGGCTTGTGTCGAGCATGAACTGCAGCATGAAGTTGCTGCGTCCCATAGATGCTTCACGTTCGATAAGATCTTCATGACTAAATCTATCCGGGTCAGTTACGCTCCACGGATCGGCACCCATGTCGATGTCTTCCTGAAGCTGCGGTGCAATTAGCCCTTCGTAGTTAGCCAGTTTGCGAGGAACACGAGCTGGCCAAACAAAGGGGCGGTAGTTACGTTCGGCAAGTTTACGATAAATAGTAAAGGTTGTCTGAGGTGTTCCCAAGTACATAATACGGGAATCCTCTTTAGGTGTGAGAATTGACTCAGCCTCTGTACAGAGTTGCAACAATTTCTCACGCATCATTTCAGTCATAGAGTTGCCAGGCACCTCCACGTCGTCTAGGATCATCAGGTCTGCACGAGAACCGGTCAACTGACCAGTAATACCAACAGACTTGACACTAGGAGCTTGACTAGGACTACAGGCAACATCAAACGAAATGCGGCTCCAACGAGCGTCGTCATTTTTAGGTCGAAGATGTTTTAACCAGGGTGTTTCAATAATAAGCTTTTGAAGGAAGATACTCATGTTGTCTGCACGCTCTTTAGAAGCGGAGATAATCATAATCTTCTTTTCAGGATTATTGAATAAAGTCCAGAGCACAAAAGCGCCAGTAATCCAGCTTTTACCGACACCACGAAACGCCTGAATCTGTAGACGTTTAGGACCGTGCTGCAGATAATCTGCAATGGCATATTGTGCTCTGGTAGGTTCTGGCAAGTCTAGTTCCGACCACAGGGCTTGTAGAAATACTTTAAAATCGCCCTGAA